AGCCGGTAGTTTATCTCACCAGTTACGCTACGACCGTTTTCAGCTGCAAGCATTACAAGTCGTTCATACACTTGCTGTTTAATTCTGACGTTGTAAACTGGTGCAGGTATCTCAACCTTAGACTTGATAATCTTGCCATTCTTTTTTACAATTCGATTTACTATTGGCATAGTTTTTCCTTTCTTTTTAGAGGATCTTAGCGCCAAGCGAGGCGTTAGTTTTATATTAAGTTTAGCTTATTCTCTATCTGGTAAGCGATTGCTTCTTGATCCAACACCTCTTTTAGTTTATTGAGCGTGTTCATCACCTTTTGACGTTCGTCTGATAGATAGAGTACTGCTGTTTCTTCTACCTCGCCCCTCCAGTATCCGATGACTGGATAGTCGAGAGTGAAAGCTTCGTGATTAGCGTTTACGGTTGATATTATCTTGTCGACCTCAAGTTTTTTAGTCTTGTTATTGCTTCCGATAAAAGCTTTTATTGTGATTAGTTTCATTGTTATATCCTCTAATTGTTAATGTGCCTCGCTTGACTGTCTTAATTATAGCAAAGTTGCTTACATAATGCAAGCGTTTTACATACATTTTATGGAAAAAAGTCAGAGATTTTTTGTTAAACCTGTGGAAAACTCTAGGACTGACCGATATTGCCAAGCACTTGCTGCCAGCGATCAGCTCTCATCTTTTTATCCTTAGCAGTAACCTGTTTTTTCGGAAATACCTTTTGCCCCCAAAAAGCAAACGTTGCAGCGTCGAGTGGCGCGGTCGATAATTTATCAGTCATACTCTCCCAACCAAAGCCGCCATATCGACCAAATGACCGCTCTTTTGTTATACGGACCGTCTGATTCAATAGCGGTTGGTCGTAGTGAGATAATTCGCCTCTGTCAATAGCATCTCTCATAAACTGATGTGCTGCCACCACCTCTTTCATAGTCGGCAGGATGATACGCTTTTTAGGAATGCCAGCCTGTATAAGCTCCTCAAATAGTATCGGTGCTCCAGTCGCTCCATCAAGTATAATCACTGCTGCTTGCCTCCACCGCTCGATCAGCCATTTCGACAAACGATGAAATCCCTCGCTCATCGGGCGACTCATCACCACCTCGACGTGCACACGACCATCTTTTAGTGGCTGCGCAACTACCAGCGACCACGAGCTTCTGTCTGGTGGGAACTTTACAGAATATACAGGCTTAAAGCCGTCATCAAAGTCAGGTTTCTCAGTAGCAAGTTCATCCCAATCTGTCTGTTTAATCGCTCGCTTATTATCAATACCATCCCACCAACCAAGCCGCATACGATTAAAATCATCTATTGTCATACTGTCGGCTTCAGTCTGTATCACCTTTTCAAGCAAAAATATATTTAGTGAGGGATTAGTGTCTAACCAAGCTTCCTTGTCATGCACGTCAGTAATCTTTTCAACGCCCCATTCAGTCCAAACACCAGCAGCGCCTTCTAGCTTGTTCCGTCTATTTCTGGCAAACACCTCACCAACAGTTTCAGCCATTGGTGGCGTTCCGGCGTAGATAATTTGAGGATTGCCCGTCTTAGCTGATGCAGTCGTTGGCACCAGTGCTGATTGATGTGAATCAAGCATCTCTGCAGCCTCATCACATATCAGATCATCATTAGTAGATCCCAAACCACCCATGCGCGTCCTAGTGTAAAAATGATACTCAGCGCCGTTCAAAAATTCGATAAACTTATAATTCCTTGGCTTTTTACGAAATCTTGGCGTTAATAAATTGAATATTTCTTGATGTTCATTCTCATAGAAAAAATCTTGCACACGTTTAATAACAACATCAACCGTATTCTGTTGCTGAGCAGTAAATAAACCCTTAGCTTTGCGAAAAATAATACCATAGATGATCCGCGCTACAATAATCTCAGTTTTGCCATTTTGGCGAGGCACGCTCAAGCCGCAATCAAGATTGACGAAATTACCGTCCTCATCCTCAGCCAGCCAACGACGCAGTACCAAACGCTGCCATTCAAGCAGCGTCATGCCATATTCATCAAGTAGCTCAAATAAAAGCTCAGCTTTTTCAGTATTGCCAGGACTGTATAAATCAATTCGCGGTATTTGGTTATTTTTTTGCTTTTTTCGCGGCATTAGAGGCATCCTTAATCACCTTTTTATTTTTCGTCGCTCCTACAGCCTTAGGTGCGGTTTTAGCCTTTTTAGGCGTAGATTTGGCTAGCTTTTTTGCTTTTTTCGCGGCATTAGAGGGCGCTGCCGCTTTCGCTAGGACCTTTTCCAGGACCGAACCAGATTTTGGACGGCGGGACCGAATATTCTGCAATTCTTTTCTAAAAATATTGATATTCTGAGACAACCTAGCCACTTCTTGTTGTGAAATACTTGACGAGGTAAGCTGTTCAACGTTTTGACGGATCAAGCTTTCATAAAACTTCTCGTCATCATCACCGATTGCAAGATCCATAATGTCGGTTTCAATCTCTTTGTCGAGCCTACCCTTATAAAGTTTGTCCATTTTGCCAGGATTATCAAAGATATCAATCCAGCGCATAGCAGCCGCATATCCATCGCCAGGAAGTCTTGCTTTTAGTTCTTCTATAGAATCAATCAGTTCAGCGGCGGGTATTTTTCTAAAAAACTCTAACCATTCATCATAGCCATAATTTTCAGTGCCTTCCAAATTCATCACCGCTACCCTCCAATATAACTTTTATTATTATAACATAAATCAGCTATTCCGCCAGCTCTGTTATAGTCACTTCCACACGAGGATTTTTTCTATCAACACCGCCAAAACTTATTATCAGGCGGTTAACTATTCCACAGCAATCATCTTCTAAATAACCAGCATCAACTAGCAGGTCTAGTATACTACTTGCCATATTATCGAGATCGTGACGGATTCTGTCCTTATTATAAAAAACCATCATTACCTCTAAGGGACACCTCCATTTCATGTTTCTAAACTTACGAGCCTTAGAGGAAAGACATATCTCTTTCATGGCTGTTTCGTGCCAATTGTTAAATTTCTCGCTGTTGGCAATAAATCTATTACCAGTGCGTGAATTTTTCAAAATCCGTTTATTATTCTTCTTACTAGGCACTTGACCTGCGATATCGAAGTTAACCTTCGTCATCATTTCTCCTCCAGCAACTCAGGATTTTCGTGAATATTGCCAACAACCTCTAATGCAATACGACCTGTATTCAAGTTGTGCATAATATCAGAGAAACTTTGACCAATCACGCCATCGCGACCTATGAGAAATTTGGCAGACTTATCAGCCCAGTAAACTCTATATGGAACACCCCTGTGGTGGGGATAGTATTTAACGATATCGCCCTCAAAAATCTCTGTACCGTTTATGTCTTTTAACCCTGTGAATTGCTCGACAATATTACCTTCATCAAGTGACCAAATTGGTGGTGATTGGACAGTCATAACTTCACCGACCAAGGCAAATCCATAATATGGCAGAGCGTCCTTATTGCTTGAGGCAAGCCATTCATTCTTAACTCCGTCCCAAATCCTGAACTTAATATCACGCATTAGATTTCCTTAGGTTGTTGATTGTTGGTCGATTATCTTGACCAATAATCTTAATGTCGTTGACGTCTACAAACTCCGCTCCACAGGCTGCGGCTACTTGATGATATTTGTCTTCAAAGGCGCTGTCACCAAGTTCTATGGTTTCAAGCACAGCATCGGTAAACTCATTTGGTACAGACACTAGGATTGCTTTTCGGTTTTCAGTGTTGTCGCCGAGATAAATTAGTTTGTTAGGGTAATAGCCATTGTTTGTCATAGCACGTCCTCCGCCTTAATAATTTCAATATCTGATTTATCAACAGTGCTATCAGCGTTATAAATCTCATCAGCATAGTACTCTATAGTGTCTGCAAAGCCTGGTTTCGATACGACACTATCCCTCGTAGCAGCCTTTTCGGCTTCATCTTGAGTTTTAGCTTCAACAAATACAGTGCCTTCTTTTACTACTCGAACTCTGACTTCGTAAATCATTGGCATCTTCTTCCTTGTTTGATCAAAACCCTCCTGTAACATTTCTTGAAGATCGGTTGAGCCGTTATAGAACTGTGTTACGAATTTATAAACACCATCTTGAATTTGAGTAATTTCAACAAAGTTATCATATGCGTCGAAATCTTTATCTAATTCAACTTTATAAATACAATTTCCGTTAATAACGACATAGCCATTATCTTCTAGCCCGTATTTATCAACTTCTTCTACGTCTCTATAGTATATATTACGCTCTTCTATGGGCACGCTTTGCCAGAAATTTTTCAAATTAGATTGAAGTTCTTTAGCGTCTTTATATTGTTTACAAAGTGTAAGTTTCCCTTTTCGTCCTACAGTTTCACTCATTATTCTATCTCCCTTCCATTTTTAACAAGCTTAAGATATTGTCGAGTTTTTCTACGAAATACTCGATTAGCGATTACATATGCAGCTTTACATCCGTCTTCAAACTTACAGCAGAAGCCTCTACTTCCCCATATCTTGTAGCGTTTGGCTGATTTAATTCTAGACATTATCGTATTCTTTTGCGCCGTAAACTTATTTCTGCATTTCGACCAAATAATCATAAAGCTTGCCAGCATCCGTGATATGCCACTCTTTGCGGCGCTTTTCGTCAGTAATGTAGCAGCTTTCAGGCACTTCGCCAGCATGCGGTGCGTCCCAAAGCCACCAGCTAATTGTTTGGTCAGCGTCATTAAACTCATCTTCAAGCGTAATAACCAGATTAGTTACTAGTTGTGTTATGTAGACAGCGGTTTCGTCGGTTATACCACCGAGTAATTGACTTATCTCGCTATCTCTGCGCTGCTGTGCTTGAATATGTGCTATTATTTCAATAAATGTTTTGCGTTTCATTACTTCCTCATCTCTTTAATCTTTTCCATCTATAAATCCTTAGTCTAACTTATTAAGTTTAATCTCATATCTGCCATCATCAAGGGTAACCTCTGCACGCCCGCCATCTGATATTTTAAGTATTTCTACTATAAGGCTAAGAGCTAAATTCACTTTAATATCTGATGGCGCTTGTGTCCACATCACCTCTATTGGATGTATTGAAAACATACAATCCCTCCTATTTAGTTATATGTTCTAATTTCAACCGCAGAACTGGTGCTGGCAACCTGTAAGGAGGACACCGATGGCGCGCTAAGCGGCTGATTGCTCGCACCGCCCTCACGCCCCGAACACGTTACCAGTGTTGGCTATATAAGGTGATGATTTG